GGAAGTGCTTCAATAGACTTTCAGCCAGGTTCAGGGCGAAACGGTTAATGACCTGGGCGGGTTTGGGCCGGCGTGGGTAGTTGATGACCGTGATCTCCCAGCCCTCCTCGCGGTACTTTTCGCCCGGCCCTGCCCAGAGGTAGGTGGTTTCGATAATGCGCACCGGGTTGGCCTCCTCCGGGCCGGCTTCGTCCTGCACGTCCCATATGTAGGTGGTCAGTTCGGCTTTATCAAACGGGGCACCTTTATAGCCCCGCTTGCTGCCGATGTAGATGCTCACCTGATGCGTCGGCTGCGTCCGTGCAAATTTCAACGGCGGTCCTCCTCGTCGCGGGGGTTGCGTTTTTTGTATTCCCGTTCCACATATTTGGCCAGCGTGTCTACCATATCGTAGAACTCGATGGCACCCTTGGCGCTGGACAGCCAACGGTCCATGTCGTTGGTCTGTGCCAGGAAGGACAGAGCTTCGGGAAGGTCGCCCGAAAGCCTCTGCCCCAGGCGGCTATCCAAGAAGCGAAGGTTGTCGTCGGATAGCTTGCTGGTGTACTCCCGCAGTAATGTATCAACTTTCTTCATCGCTCTGTTCCTTTGATAAGTGGTAACACTCATTACACCCAGATGCCCCGGTTCTCCACGCACGGAGAAGGTTCGTGGGCAACGGATTGACCAAATGCCCATCTGGACATATCGCACCACACGGTAGGTGGCGACTAAAGTGGTGCCCGTGCCGCAAAGTCGGGCGGTGGAAACCATAGACCCGCTTCTTGTGGTTGGCGGTACTCCCGATGTACCGTTTATTGTTTTTCAAATTCAAAATCGCGTAGATCACACCCATATTTCACTAGATTACCTCTATGACCTCTGTTCTCAAAGCGGACAAACTGGAAGAATTGCTGGTCGCCAACTGGACCAATTTTATAGATGCCGCCAAGTTGATGGCGTTCGTGCTGGCCTGTGTGCGCAATAATATGCGCAGCAACTTTAGCGTCGTGGAGCAGAAAGTGGGCGGCAGGAAGGGCGTGCAAGTCACCATATCCCGATTCCAACTGGCGGCAGACGGATTTATCCTGTGGGTGGATTTCAACGTGCCGAGCGAGGACAACGTGGCTGTTGGGACGAGCGAGTTGCATTTATCACCTGCCGGCACGCTGAGTCATCTTAGGACACTCGGAAGTTTATTTTGCCAGGGTTAAACAACATCAACCCTCCGCACTTCGTCCCCGTTCTGGTCGATATATCGGTCCTCAAACAAGATTGTACGGCTGTCACTGGCGAACCTCAACCCCAAATTATATGAATCCAAAATGGCCGAACGGTCCTTGCGGGAGGCGATCACCCAGCAGTAGTCATCCGTGATTATAATATCACCCTTCTCATTTTCCTGGTTCACTCCAATTTCCAATACCACGCCGTCCGGCAGAATCAACTCAATATGACCGTGGTGGTTCAGGTGGTTGATGAGAAGCGCCTGGATTTTATTCGTCTTCATTTTGGAAACCTCTGTGGTAAGAGACTCGAATTGTCTGCGTTATATACCCGCCCTGGCCGAAATGCTCGGAGCGAATTTTTCCGAGGAAAAACGTGAACGGACGCCGGGTTCAGGTGTCAATACAATAAGAACACGAAGGGAGGTGCCCATGCGCCACGCGGTTCTAAAGGCCGAAGTGCCTATGCCAAAAGAAGTTACGCTGCTCAACCACCTGTTCGTCAAGGCGGGCAAGGAGTTGTTGGCGGTGGGCGGGGTGGTGCGCGAGTACCTGTTCCACGTCCACCACGGCCACCCGTTCGCGCCCAAGGACACGGACCTGGCCACCGACGCCCAGCCCGCCGAGGTCGTAGCCATCCTTTCGGACCACGGCATCAACGTCTTTCCCAAGGGGGAGAGCTTCGGCGTTATTTCCGCCGTGCTGAACGGCAGGGAATACGAGATCGCCACCTTCCGGGAGGAGTGGTACGACCCCGACTCCGGGGACGGACGCCGCCCCGACAGGGTGAAGTTCTCGGACGCCGCCAAGGACGCCAGCCGGCGCGACTTCACCATGAACGCGCTGTGCTACTACCCCAACCTTCGGGAGATCAGGGACTACAACCTGGACGACCAGGGCCGGGGGATGGGCTTTGAAGACATCAAGGCCAAGCGGGTGCGGTTCGTGGGCGATCCGAGGGAACGTATCCGCGAGGACCGCCTACGCATCCTGCGACTGCTGCGGTTCGATGGCCGCTTCAACCAGGGAGACATTGTTCCCCGGCTGGATCAAGCCACCCTGGACGCCGTGGCCGCGTACCGCCACCTGCCCGGCATTTCCGGCGAGCGGATCGTCAACGAGTTGCTGGCGGGCCTGAGCAAGTGTCTGAACCCTGCCAGCTACCTGCGCAACTACCGCGACCTGCACCTGTTCGGGGCCGTGTTCCCCGGCATGAGCGTGTCCGATGTCGAGCAGGTGGACATCCGCAACCCGAAGGCGGTCCTGGCCTGGTTGCTGAAGGGCAATGACGATGCGAAGCGGGTCAAGAAGAAGCTGACCGCGTTAAAATATCCGAGCGATATTTTCGACCGGGTGGAGTTCCTGCTCCAGCTTCACCGCTTCGACCCGCACCGGATCGTGCAGTACCTTCAGAAGCGAGACATCTGGAAGCAGACGGGCGACCTGGCAAAGAAAGCCGAGATGGAACAGGACATCCACGACTTCGCCGGGCTGGCTGGCATGGAGGAACTTCATTACTTCGTCGCCTACCAGCCCCAGGTCCGTTCGGAAGACTTCCTGCACCTGAAGGGTGCCGAGATCGGTCGGGCCATCGCCCAGGCCGAACACGAAGCCTACGAAAAGAATAAGGCCCACGGGTAACTGCCCGTGGGCCTTTCTTGCTTCAGATCGTCGTCAAGGTTTGAACAGTGGCGTGCCGGTGACGAGACTTAGCAGAATCCCGATGATTACGAGGACCGCCAGGACCGCTAACACAACCCGTAGGAATTTGTTGAACGGCTCCGGCACGTTGACGTAACCCACCAGCCACCACAGCAGACCAAAGACCAGGCCGGCGACGATTAGGTAAATAATCACCATCACTGCGGCGGAAATGGAAATCATAGCGCCTCCTTTCGCTGTATATATGCGCTTAGTGGAAATTAACCTGATCGGGGTTCATGTAGCTGTAGCGGAAGCCCTCGAACTGACACGGTTCCGCCTCGCGCTGGAACGGCGAGGGGATCGGGTGCCCGTCCTCGTCCACCGTCAAGGTCCAGCAGTAAATCTTCCGGCTATCCCGCACGATTTCCACCAGGGAAAGTTCTTGGTCGCCCAAGAATGCCTTGGCCAGCTTGCAAATTAAAACGAAGGGCAAGAACGGGCCACTTTTACCGAGAATCTGGAGGGTTTCGAGGTAGTGGTTGTCGTAATCGGCCTTGCTGTAATGAACGACCACGGTGTAGCCGTCAACGATGATCTCGCGGGCCTTGAGGATATTTATATCGTCTTCCCATTCCGCCGGGGCCTTGGGGAAGTTGCAGGGAATGAGTTGGTCGCCCAGCGCTCGCATTTGTTCAACGTGTTCGTGCAGGTGCGGTTCTTTGTACAGCATAGCGCCTCTTGGTCTAAAACTCTACTTATATATCCCCGCCGATCCTAAATATGATACCCTGTCTTTAGCTCCTGTGCCAGAGCCACCACCTGCTGAAAAGCCACCGCCCTGGCCTCCTCCGTCCACACTCCCGGCAGTCCCGTTTTCGTCGCGTTGGCCAGGAGGCGGTTCAGGAACCACGTCCGAGTTTCCTCCATCTCCGGGGACAGGTGATATTGGCCGGGCAAGAATCCCAGCAGGTGGAACACGTCCCTGGGGTCGAGCCACAGGTACGACGACCAGGGATTATCCTCCTGAAACTTCGTCGGAAAAGGCTGCTGGCGGGCCATCTCGACAAAGTGCAGTACCAGGCGCACCCAATTCTTGAGCAGGAACGAGTCGCGGCACACGGCGTTCTCGGTGATGCGAAACTCGATGGTGGCCCGCTTGCCCTTATTATAATGGTAGGTGTTGATTGTATAATACTTGTAGCCACTCAGCCGGTTCACCAGTTGATGAGGGGTATATTCGCTGTCATGCTCGAAAAGCTCGGAAACGCCGAGGAATTGGCAATACCTGTTGCGCTTGCGGCTGGCCGGCACCGAGTCCATGAAGACCGGCTCACACTTCACCCAATACGCCAGCACCGAAGCCAACTCCTCCTGCGTCAGATCGGCAACCTCGACGTGAACATGCAGGGAACAACGGTGGTCCGCCGAAATCTCGATGTCGCCACCCAGAGCGTCCACCGCCGTACAGATGTTGCGCAGGTCCACCATCCCCTTGCTGACCGGCGAGCAAACCTCCAGGCCGCAACTCGAATCCGGCTTTACCACCCAGATGTGGTTGTGGTGCGTGTGATGCCATTTGTTGACCTCGACGGGCACCTTGAGCGCCTGGCAGACGACGTTAGCGATATAATAGATGCCTTCCGGCAGGTTCTCTCCCGGCGGTCGGCTGCGCCCGTCCGTGGCGTTCAATTCGATCTCCACCCCGTACCGGCGGTAGCACTCGCTAAATGAAAGTAGTTTCGGTGAGTCCATGTACTCCCTCCCCAGGTATTATATTTCCGTTGAAATATATTTAGGGAGGGGTAGAATTAAGCACGGTTATTTAGGAGACGACGAAGTGCCTAATCCCTTACAATGCCTGATGATAAAGACCAAAGACAGGCGCAAGTTCTTCACGCACGAGAAGAACTTCCCGCAACTGATCGAGTTCTCGAAGACCTTCAAGGCGGAAATATCAGTCGTGCGCGTTCAGGAGGCTGATATATTGGAGTTGGCAGCCCTGGCCCCGGCGATCTGTGATGCCAACTACGCGACCAAGAAGACTACCTACGAACTGGTCGAGGTCAAAATCCCGGTCCTGCCCAAGAACAGCAGGCCCAGAATCCTGCGCACCGCCGCCCGCATCAAGCAGTACATCCTGGGCCGGTTCCTTAACGGCGAGGCCGTCTCCTTGAAGGAACTGAAGAAACGCTACAAGCGCCACAAACTTAGCACGCCCACGCTCTGCAACCACATCGCCAGGGTCAAGAAGGAATTAAGGCAAAAGGGTTTTCACTTCACCAAGGTGGGTGCCGGAACCTACCGGCTCGCAAAATAAAAGGGGCGTGGCCACGAGCCACGCCCCCAGGGTGCAATGAAGGGCAAGAAACGGCCATGACAATCGACATAAGGGTTACACGTCCGTCTAGGTCTATGGCCGCTTGCTTGTCGCCTCACGAAAGCTGTTCATCAATCTCCAGGTCGGTGGCCTCGTCGTCCTCACCCACATCCGTCTCCTGCACGTCGCCGGCAGGCTGGTAGGTCATTGCTCCGGTGAACGGCTCCAAGTAATCCTTGATCTGCCGCTCGTCCTTGGCGTCGATCAGCGCCGGGCACTTCAGAACCACTTCCATCGGCACCTCGTTACGCTCCATGCTGGACTTGAACTTGACCTCCTGGCCTCCGGCCCAGGGTTCCTTGACGAAGTAATTCCCGCCCTTGCCGTCGATCCGCTCCGCGTCCAATAACGCGGTCAGCAGGCCACCCACCGGGTTGATACCGGACTCGAAAAACAGGGGCACATCGTCGGCCTGGACGAAGGGGCGATACGTCCGGTTCTTCACGTTCTTGATGGTGACGTGGACGCCCAGCACCTTCTTCCGCTTGGCGGTCAGGTTGCGCTCAATCTTCTTCGTGGTCCGCGTTTCCAGGCGGCAACTGGCGTAGAAGGGAAGGGCCATGCCGCCCCCGCCGGTGGTGGTGTCGGGACCGTACATGACCCCAATCTTCTTGCGGATTTGGTTCATGATAACCACCGTCACCCCCGTCTTTTCCATGACGGTGTTGAGCTTGCGGAACTCGCGGGAGCAGATGCGGGCACGTTCGCCGGGTTGCTCGTGCTGCTTGACAATCCGCTTGAAGTCGGCCTCGGTGTAGTTCTCCGGCAAATCAATCTCGCGCAGTTCACGCTCAGACGGGCATACCGTGATCGAATCGAACACGATGACAATTGGTGAATCTTTGTACTTGGCGTGGCTGCGGATGTGTTCCACAGCCTTGTATATTTTGGCGAAGGTGGTTTCCAGAGTTTGCGGGGTGTAGCGGACGATCTGGGCCAGGTTGCAGTGGCTCGCCCGTTGCACGAAGTCCTTGTTCACTGCGTTCTCGGTGTCGAGGATGATGGGCACGCCGTTGATGCGCTGGCAGCCGAACAGGACGTTGGTGCCGATGAGAGATTTGCTGGAGGCAGAGGGGCCGTAGATTTCCGTCAGACGCCCACCGGGCAGACCGCCGCCGATAAACTTACCAGAGCAGGCATAGTTGAGGGCCAGGTTGCCGGTGTCCACGAAATAAGCAACGGTGTCAATTTCACCGAGGACTTCGCCGCCCGTTGCCGCCGCCAAGTCCTGAAACAGATCGTCGTCACTCCGGGTCTTTTTGGTCATGATTGCTCCATATTTTCTCCTTTGCACTGGAGTGTGGAATGGGTAAGTGCTAGGGAAGGTTGAATACTTGTGCTGTCGCCTGGGGGCCGAGGCCGTTCTTGCGGTAGCTCTCCCCCGTTACCCCGTGGAAATGCTCACAAATATCCCGCAGGGCACATATTACACCACCCTCTGTCAACTCGTAGCGGAACTCCGCTAACCGCACTGCTGGTCAGCCATATTCGGTATTGGCTATTGCTTCGGCCAAGGAAAGGCGGTAGCCGTCCCGGATGCCCCAGGCATTCGGCCCCCGCCACAAACTGCTCCGCAGGGCAACCAGTTCTCGTTCCGTCGAGATTAACATGGGGGTATATATCCAGGCGGCACCCTTAACGCGGGGGCTAAGGGTGCCGCCTGAACCATTGAGATCATTTCTCGGTTTCGAGGGCGTCGAGTTCGGCCATGAACTCCGGGTCCGCCATGATCTCCTCCTCAGCCGCCTTGGCCTTGGACGAGTCCTTCTTCTCCTGCTTGGCGATGGGCTTCTCTGCCCCGCCGCCCGGACCTTGCGGCTTGCGGGTCGCCGGCACTGGTGCGCCGCCGGTGCCGTCGTCGTCGCTGTCGGGGTCGCCGCCGCGCTCGTACACGCTGGTGTCGAACTCCTCGTCGTCCGGTTCCAGCACGCCGTTGTGGACCTTGAGGGCGCGGTCCAGGGTGGCGAAGTCCTTGACCTTGCGAAGCGTGGTCAAGTCGTGCAGGTTCTCCAGCCACTTCTCCAGTTCTTCCTGGGTGCCGGCTGGCGACGGCTCCTCGAACTCACTGCCCTCGTAGCCGGGGTACTCGAAGCCACCGGCCCCACGCACGGTCTTCTTGACCAGGCGGAAGTCGCGGCCTTCCTTCGGGTCGGTAATATCGCCCTTGCGCTTCTTGCCGGCCTTCACGTCACCCACGATGGCCGTCATTATCATGGCGTGAACCGTCTTGCCGCACGAGAAGATGAGCGGCCCGACGTTCTTCTCCAGCTTGTTGGTCTTGGGGTTGACGTACTCGCGGACGACGACGTTGTAGTAATAGCGCTCGACGGGCTTGATGATGCGGCAGGCGTTCTGGATGGCCTCGCGCACCTTCTCGTCGGTCACCTTCAGCGACTTCTGCCACTGTGCCTTGTAATACTTGCACACCGGGCAGTCCTCGCCCTCGTCCGGCGCGACCCAGAACGGGCCGTTGGGGGTCATCGTCAAGACCCGTGGGCAGTGGTAGGTCTTGTCGGCCAGCTTGTGCGTGCGGGTCGCACAATATAACTTCTTGCCCGACAGGCGCGGCAAGAACCGCATGAGCAGGTAGCCATCGCCCTTCGGCAGACGGACGAAGTTCTCCAAGAAACTGCCGGCACCCGGCTCGCGGGACACCCGCTCGGCTTCGACGCCGATCTCGGAGAGGTCGAGGGGAGCGTACTCAATCGACATGACGCAACTCCTTTAGAAAGTAAGAGACTGTTGAAGACAGTTGTGCCGGATATATCGTTTATAACCGGCGTGTCTCAGTTGTACCTTCTATCGGCAGTGCGTTCCAGTCCGTTAAGTCGATTTTCAAAAAATATTGGGAAGCCAGTCTTACCTGGCTTCCCAATGTGTAGCGAGAAAGGAGATGCCTGCGATTATCCGCAAGAACTATATCGCTCGCTGGAATATTTTCTCATGCTTCTGGAGTCGATTCAAGTGGAGTTCCCTTGATAACGTTGCCGTCCGCGAGGACCGCAGCCTTCTGCGACAACGCCTCCAGTTTCTCCGGCAGGGTGATATATCCCTGGGCCTCCAGGTCATCGTTGCGGTCCTTGCGTGTCTCCATCTCCGTTAGATATTCCTGCTCCAGCGCTTCGAGGATTTTCATGTTCTCCTGAAGACGGTTCATTATCGCCGCGTCCTTCTTCTGGTCGTTGACGATGGGTTTCGGGGGCGACTGGTACTCGCGCTCGTACTGGTCCTCCTTTTCCCGCTCCTCGGCCTTGTGCCGGCGCAGGGCTTCGCGGCGGTGCAACACTTTCTTGCGCACGGCCCGCTCGCGCTCCTTCTTCTTCTGGAACTTTTTCTGATTATTTGCCATATTTCCTCATCGTAGTTTGGGCATGTTGGGGTCATCCACCATGCCATCCCAGCGCAACTTGCCGCCCTCGCGCTTCGTCACGTCCTCGCTAAAACCGATCTCCTTGTCCAGCACAAGATTGACCTCGGCAGGAATGAAATACTTGTCCGATATAAGCTGCTCCCGCCCACTGTCATCCAGGGTCGTCAAGGCCAGGCCGATCCCCGTGGGGTGGGCCTGCTCCTTGAAGACGGGATATTTCTTGTCCACAGTGAAACGCAGGCCGCGCTGCCTGACTTCCGGCAGCATCGGTAGTTCCGGGGAGAACACCACCCACTTGATGGGCCGCAGTTGATTACCGTTGTGGGGGTGGAAGGATTCGGGCGATTGAGAAACGGCCTGGGGCACCAGTTGGTTGGCGGCTTCCAGAATATCCTGAACCACCACATTGGCGTCCTGGTCCACGAGGAATTTCTTGTTTTTCAGGATGATACCGCCCTTCGTCTCGCGGAACGTCACCTTCTTCTTGCTGTACTCGAACACTTCCACGTCGGTAATCCACACGTCGCGGCGGCTAAGTTGAGCCATCACGGCTCCGGCCAGCCGTTCCAAGGGAACGTCCTCGAAGGGGTCGCCCACCTTCTTCTTGAAGGTCTTCGTCTCCTCCTTGTTGTAGCCCCCTTCCTCAAGGCGATCATGATAGATATACAATACTTCAAATCCCATGTTATCCTTTCTAATTAAGTGGCATCGGTTATTTATTCACTCATCGCTCTATAATCCCGGCCCCGTACCGCGTGTCAAAGGTGACCGGCTCGCGGTTCTTACCCTTGCAAAAGTCGAAAAACGCCTGCCGCGCCGGTTGGTGCCGGACGATATAATCCATTACGATATATCCGTTTAGCTCCATCTGCGGCCAGACGAAATCGAGATAGGCCAGGTGCTTGTCATAACCTGTCTCCTCATTAAATATCACCACGTCCCACTTATTTCTCTGGAACAAGTCCGTGAACTCGTCGTCATGAAGGGTGCCGACGTAGATGTTGACGGGGGTATGCCGGCGGGCGTTCTGGAGGACGTTGGCCCTGCCCAGGCGCGGCGAGTAATATTCCTCGGCCTTCTCCTGAAACCCCAACACGTTCTCCACCGTCTTGCACCCCTTCAGGAACGCGGAAGTGAACAGGCCCAGGCGGATGCCGAACTCGGCAACGTTCTTGGCCTGAACACACTGGCCCAGGTGGAAATAGAAGGGGATGTACAGGGGATCGCTGTATGCCGAAGTCTTTCGAGAGGACTCGTCAATTAGCCGCAGGTTGTCCAACAAAACCCTGGCGCTGAAGGGTTTAGTGAGTTTGGCGTCCAGCGTTTTCTTGAGGTCCGTCAGTTCCATTCATTAAAAGAGAATGCCCCAGAGGATTCCCTCCGGGGCATTCAAAACCGTGGCGGATGTTTACTTCTCGTCCAGGTTCTTCACGACGACCTGCTTGGGTTTGGGCCGCTTCAGTTCGGGCACGTCCCAGGTGAGGCGCAGGATTCCGTCCTTGATGGTCGCCTGGGGTTCGTCCTTGATGAACTCCGGCAACAGAATGCGCCGCTCGAAGCCGGAGCGCTTCAACTCGCGGACGTGCCAGTGCGCGCCTTCCTTATACTGGTGGTCCTCGCTCATGCGGCCAGAGATGAGCAGGATGTGACGTTGCGGGGCGTCCACTCCGAACTTGCACTCCTGTTCCACCGGCAGCATCTCCACCCGCAGGTCGGAGAGCTTGACGCCGGGGACCGACGCCTCCACGATCCACTTGCCTTCCTCGGTAATCACGTCAAGGCGCGGGTAGCCCATCTTAGACCGCACCGTGTTGGCCGCAGAGTCCGAGAAGAACTCGTCCACTACCTTGTCGAAATACTGCTGGAAGGGATAGAAAAGGTCGTCCCGGCTGGGAATGAGGGAAGACCAGTGACTCGGAATTAAAGTACCCATTGGTGTACCTCCATAATGTAACCACCGCCTTATTGCGTGTGGTGAATTTGGACCGAGCTACGCCCGTGTCCATACCTATATATTCATCCTAGCATGTTTTTCACAACCTGCGGCCCATCATCATCCAGTAAATCAAGGCCCAGGGCACCAGGGCCAGCGCCAGCAGGAACACCAGAAACAACAAGCCCTCGATCAGTTCTTCGAGAATCTTCATGGCTCCTCCAATAAAAAAGGGAGTATGAAACGATCATACTCCCCGCCGTGTTTCGGCATTTTGGTTAAGACCCGCCCTTGGCTCGAACCATCAGAGCGCCATGAAGGCCATCGCCTGGCTTGCAAATAGGATGCTGCATCCTCATGGTCAGCAGCAACGGTACATTGCAATCCGTGAAGACAGGACGTATTATATATATCAATGGACACAAAAATCTGCACCATTTGCGTTGAGAAGGCAATTGAACCTGCCGACCTGGCCAAACACTTGTCCTAAACTACTTGGTGACCAAGTTTTTGACGGGAATCCATTTCACCTGGCCGGGGTCAAAGTCCTCGGCATCCCATTGGACTGATGTGCTTTCAATCAACACCGTGTAACCGGCTGGTTCCTTGCTCACCAGGAGGGGCCGGTCACTGCTTTTGGGGCCGAGCAGGGCGTGCGGGTGAAGCCAGACGCGGCGTTTGCCGTCCACCCGGATCGTGTCCGTTGAGACATATGCCTTGGTGCCGTCCTTCATGTTCTCCAGGCGGTTGCGAACTAAATTGATAGGGAGGACAGCCACCGAGTCGCTGCCCGCATCGTCCACGCCGACCACCTTGGGCGGGGCGTCGTCCTTTTCTTTCTTATCGTCCTTCTTGTCGTCTTTTTCCTTGCCGGGTAGGCGGGGGTCGAAGGGCGGCGGCTCTGCTTTCTTTTTGGGCTGGGCCACTGGCTGCGGTTGCTGTCCCTCACTTTGGGCATGGCCCATATAACAAACCGACATCATTAGGAGCAACATCACGCAGCCATAGGCAATTTTCCGTTTCATCATCCCGTACTCAAGTAATATTCCGGCAAATATTCGATTACCTCCACTCCAGCCTTGGCGAAAAGGAAACGACTGCCGAAGGAGTAATCACGCCCCCAATCTATTATATACACCTTTTTGATGCCGGAGTTGATTATCAGCTTGGTGCATTCCTGACACGGGCAGCCACACCAGCAGAACATCTCGGCCCCCAACAGGTCGTCGCTGGCGTTGACGATGGCGTTGGTTTCCGCGTGGGCACAACTGCACAACTCCAGGCGAGTGCCACTTGGGGCACCGATGGCCTTACGGGGACAAATACGGGCGTTGCCATACTTTTGTATAAACTGCCCGCAGTTGGCGCAGTCGGAATTCCCCTTTTCTTGCTCGGTCAACTGCGGCCAGACAACCTCAGCCAGATACTCCGGGTCATCGTTATGGGGCACGCCACGCGGCGGGCCGTTATAGCCCGTGCCCAGGATTTTATTGGCCTGCGGGTCCACAATCACCACGCCGATGGAACGGCTGTAGCAGGGGTTCATGTCCTCGCCAACGTGCTTCGCCAGACGCATGTATTTGCGAACAAACTTATCCTTCATCTTTTACCCTCCGTGGCTTTGGCCTTCCCAAGTGAGCAGCAGCTATTTTCAGCTTTGTTTCCTGAGAATGCCGATAACCAACACGACCCTTAATTCGTTTGGCAACAAACTCCGCAGTTTGTTTTTTCCCAACCTTGGCGGCTGACATCCTCGCTTTGGCTTCGTCGGACTTCGGCCTTCCCAACAGGGCCTTACGAATTTTGTCCTTATGCTCCTGGCTGAGCGCTCCGTTCCGACCTCCTTCACGCAAATTATACACCTTCCCGCCTTTGGCCCGAAGGGAGGAAATGTGGAACTCCTCACGAGTATTTGCATCCTCAAAACCTTGACATTCCTCGATAACATCGTAAGCAAACGCACCTGAACCGTGCTTATTATAGGAACGCTGCAAGTAAGGATTACAATGACATCCATCCCGCAGAGTACGGCGATGGAGCGAAAACCGCTTTCTTGGGCAATTCGTTTGCCCAATATAAACCTCAAGGGTTACACGGTTCAGGATGCTGTATATGAAGTTCATTTCCGGTCATTTCTTCTCCAGAGGGTGGAACCCCTCCTTGACGAGATGGTTCAACGGCAGGCCGGGGCCACACCGACCCACCGGCGCGGCAGCAACCTCGTCGTGCGTGGAATAACCCTCGATCCAAACCTCGTTGGGTTTGCCGGGGTCGTAGTAACAGCAAACGTAGTTGTCCACGTCCGCACTAAAATGCTCGACCTCCACACGGAGCCACGCGGGCCGGTAGGTTGTGGTCTTGACCCCCACGTTGCCGTAGCCCGGAATGTCGGTCAGGTCCACGCCGTTGTCGCCGCAGTTCTCATGAACGGTGGTGTCGATCATGCGGCCAAAATACTTGGCAACCGCTCCCTCGCCCAGAATGCCGATGTCGTGAGCTTCCTGTCCGCCGCGCTTGCCGTTATAGGTCATCGCGCCGAATTTCTTCTCCTTGGCGTTGCGGGCCTTGGAATTCTTCAACAGGAACTCGCGCTCCTCATCGGTCAGGGTCACCAGAATGGCCTGGTGCTTTGAAGCCATTAACATAATTATCTCCTTATATTTCTGCCACGATCACGTCGCTGAGCCGGTTGCTCAGGACGTGGTAACGGGCGTTCATTTCCTCGGTTACGCGACCGCCGCCACTGGCGTTGTCCGCGTAGGTGAGCAGGGCCTCCTCGGCGGCGAACGTGTCCTTGTCCCGCAGGGCCTCCTCGGCGGCGTCGAGCCACACGTTCATGTCCATCTCCGCTTCCAGGCGGCTGCGCAACGCCTCGTATCGAGGGTCTAAATCGTCAATCGGGTAGTGTTTGTTGAGGCGGGCGCAAAGAAAATGAACCATCCAGTGGTTGGCCTCGATCCAGTTCTTGGCCTCCATCGCCCCCTCGGCGTTGTCCAGCATCTCCCTGGCGGACTCACTCATATTTCACCCCCTCGGTCAAGGGACGTATTTTATCGAGCAGTACCTTTTTCCGCTCCTCTGCCTTCTTAGAATAAGCCCGCCAGATGGTCAGATCAAGGTCAGCTATCGACATCCCCGATTTATCGGCCAGGGCAATAAACAGCCGCTCAACCTTGCGGTACTGCTTCTTGCTGCCGGGGGTGCCCTGGGGCACCGGGTAGCCCAGGTCGCCCAGGAACTTCAAAATATGCGTATCCAGGCAGGCCACGCGGACATCGGGGCGGGTGTGCAAAATAAAAAACCGTGCGGTCTTCGCGCCGATGCCAAAGACCCGCTCCAGGTCTTCCGCCTCCACCGTCTTCAGATCGAAATTGCGGCGGATCACGTCATATATCGCCTGGGCCTTCAGGCCGTGACAGCCGACCCCGTGGCGCTTCAACATCTCCTGAAGCTCATCCTTCGTGTAAAGGGCCAGGGACACGAAGGGACGGAAATCGTTCACCCCGTTGGTGTCGTGGCTCTCCTTGAGAATGTTTTCCAGGGAGCGGGCGATGATCCGCGCCGTTTTGCCAGCCACCAGGATGGAGAAGATCAGGAACTCCTCCAGGCGGTGTTTGCTGAGATTGAAACGGGTGCAGTCGTCTGGATTGACCATGTTCCACCTTGAACTTTTCAGTTCGTCCATAAATACGTTATGTCTATGACACTGCCTTTTCCGGTGGCGAAGCAATATCTCAGCGAAGTCTTCGTTGAAACCGGAACGTACAACGGGGACGGAGTAGAAAGGGCGTTACAGTCCGGTTATAAAACCGTCTACAGCGTTGAATTATACCCTGAACCCTACGAGTTGGCCAAGCGACGATTCGCGGACAAC